GGCAGCGTCAGATGTGTATAAGAGACAGCATTATATCATAAATTTCATTGATATAACACCCCGCTTTTTGCCCGTATTTGCTGAAAAGTTCAGTTTTGAATATCTCCGCAAATCTCACAAAATCCCACTATTTAGTAACAAATTAGTAACAGATTACATCAGGTCATTGACCCTTGCCTGTACTGCTGCATAATCATAACCTTCTGCGGTGATTCTGTTCTTACGATCAGCACCGTTTCCATACTCACCACGGATGACTGCCCTTGCAATTTCATCAATGGATTTCTTAGGTGTTCCACAAAGTTCATTGACCTTGTTCTGAACTGCGGTGTAATCATAACCCGCCTGTTCAATGCGGTTCTTTCTGTCCTGACCGTTGCCCCAAGCACCATTGATGACTTCCTGTGCAATTTCATCAACAGATTTCTTTGGTGTAGTGTCTACCCCTAAAATCTCATTGACCTTTGCCTGAACCTCATCATAGTTGTACCCGGCTGCTTCAAGTGCTGCTTTACGATCAGCACCATTGCCATACTTGCCGTTGACAACATCCTGTGCAACTTCATCCACTGACTTTGAAGGTGTCTGCGGTGCAGCACCGTCATATTGTGTAAGGTTGTTATCTCTGATAACACGCATCAGGTTTGTTACATAAGTGCTTGATGTTGCATAGCCATCTGCCTTGATGTTCTCCACATAAGTCTGTGGGTCTGTAACCCCTTTAAGGTTTGCATATCTTGAATAGTTGATGAAATCAAAGTAACCCTTGACACCATCTTCCATAGAATCAAATACACGGAAATTGTCACGAATGTTCGTGTGAACGCCCGGTGTATATTCCTCTGATGTTGCCATGTTGACAGACTTACCAGTCCAAGCACTTCCGCACTTCAAACCAAAATAGTTGTGATATTTGGCAGCAAGGCTTGACTGTCCCCACCCTGATTCAAGAATTGCCTGTGCAATGATCGGACTGTGTACCTTGATACCATACTGTGCAGCATACTTGATGACATAGGCTGCAATCTGTGAAATAAATGTCTGCTTATCCATAATTATTTACCCTCACTTTCTGTCTTTTTCTGTAAAATATCAATAGCCTTGGTGATGACTGCCGGGAGTGGTAACCCCATAAGACCCGCATTTTCCACAAGGGAAATTGTTTCATTGGCAATGAACGCAATGATTACTGCATCCCTGATGTAATTTGTGCCAATGACAAGATCAAGGCGGTACGCAACCAGTACAAAAATCAGGGTCATGCACTTTCTGCAAAGACCTTTCCACCCCGCCTTACTTTCAAGTGAACCTGTGTCTGTCTTGGGACTGTTCTTGAACACCCCCGCAACAATCAGTCCTGAAATATAATCAAGACCCATGAAGATCAGAAGGGTTGCAAGTCCCGCATCCCAACCACCAAAAAAAGATGCGATTGCTGAACCAATCACACCTAATACACTGCAAATAGTCTGTTTCATTTTCTCTGTCCTTTCTGAACATAAAAACAACCGCTTGTGACCTCATATAAGGGTCATATAGCGGTTGTTTTTGTTCCTGTGATAATTTCCTTGTCTGTTGATTACTCTGCTAATTCAGGGCAATCAAGGTCAATCAGAACTTCCTTCACTTTGTCCTTGATTTTCTCAGGTACATCAGCAAAGGTTTTCTTGCCCTTAATGATAAGGGTTGCATAGATCACTGCCATAGATTCCACATCCTTTCTGAATAAAATTTTTATGATGAACTGAAACAACATCAGTTACCACCTTCTGCCAGTTCCGGGTGTCCTTCATCAATAAGCACCTGTTTGACTTCATCTCTGATCTTGTCAGGAACATCATTGATTGACTTCTTACCCTTGATGATAAGTGCTGCATAAATGTTTGCCATATTCTCACCCCTTCCTTATGCCATCATTTCATAGATTTCACACATGGCTTCCTGTGCCTGTGTCATCTGATCTTCTAAGGATGCGTTCCTGTCATCAATCATTTTGATGTATTCATCCTTGGTGTACTGGGTCAGGTCATATTCATAACCAGTGAACCCCGGCTGTTCATCTGTCCCGGCTTCTGTGACCGGGGTGATGTTCTCTGCAATCCAAACTGAATAGTCATCAATGACCTTCTGTTCAGGTTGCTTTGTACTGCGTACTTTTCCGTACTCTTTCATGCTTTTTACCACCTTTCTTGATATGATCTTTATAGTACCTATCAGCATAAGGCTGAATTGGTTCAATATATTTTTCAGACAATCGGCTGCTATCACAATACTTCAACCAACCCTTATAGGAATTAATTGCACACCATTCTGAATAGTTCATTTCCTGATTGCAGTCATCTTCAGCATCCTGATTACCTAAATTGTGTAAATTACTGGTTGCTTGTTATGCTGCTACCTTTTTTCGATACACTAACCGACCGCCGATATACTGACTACGCTCAGAAGAAGCACTAGCCAGACTCCAATAGAAAGCACCGGCAGGCAAGCCATGATGCCAACCAGCACCCAATCCAGCGACACGCCAACCAGTACCGTTCTGATTCCAACAGTAATCACCAACAGGAAGTGCAGTGTTTCCGTTGAACTCACCTGGTAAGAACAACCAATCAAAATCTTCTGAATAGCAGAAAGCGGAAATATAACCGTTTCCATACTTTGCTGTCATTCCCGTATCTTCATAAGGTGCTGCCTTAATGTCATCAGCAAAACCATGATCTGCAACATAGGTTTCACACTCACCTGCGGTTGCGTTCGCATAGTGATTGATTCCATCAATCCACCACCAAATGTTGCCCCAAAAGTTTTCTTCACCACGGTATGACACAATCTGAATACCGTTAGCATTGACAACTGAACCTGATGCATTACCAAGGGTGATTGTTGCACCTGTATTTTCTGTCATGGATGTTTTACCGTCATCAGTCTTTGAAACTGCACCGTTACCAATAACAGACTGCATGTTGAAGGTTGCATATTCAATCAGCATAAGCATCTGTGAAGCGGATGTCGTCTGAACAACACCCTGTTCCCAACCAGTACCACGTTTTTCAGCAAGTTTTCTGATATTGGCACGGGTTGCGTTCTGTGTAAGTCCTGAAAGCGGTTTTGCATTGGCAATACTGCATAACATATCAGCAGCAAAGTCAGCAACCTGTGAATCATCAAGAATGTACGCTGATGCAGATGCATCCCAAAGTGAACCTTCAAAGGCTGCAAGATATGCAACATCATTTTCCTGACCATTTACAATGAACGCCGGATGAAGTTTGAATCCCGCCTTTGGTGTATCTGATACATAGTATCTGATTTTTCTTGTGATTGCCCCCTTGGTTCTCTTTTCAGTTTTAAGTGGTACAACCTTGTAATAAAACTTTGGCTGTTCAACCATTACCTGAACGATTGTCCCGGCACTGAATTTCAGGTTTTCATCAGGTGATTCAGTACCTACCGGGTTACGGTCAACCGCCTGTGTCAGTTTTCCAGTAGTAGAAAATCCGGCTTCACCATAATATGCAGCAACACGCCCGTCATTGGTAAGGTTACAACGCTTTCTGCCACCAAATGCATTGATTCCGTCAAACCCTGAACCAGCTGAACGGTTTACTGCCCCGGCAAGTCTTGTGAACTTCTTGTTTTCAAAGTCCACTTCAACACCATAAATGTCACCGTCTGAATATCCAACATAGGCTTTCAGATCAGCAATTTCTTTTTCAAGTGCCTGAATGTCACCAACCGTTGCATACGCACCCGGACTGACTGCAAGTGATACGCTGTCAGCGTTGCCTACTGTGGTATATAACTGTAAGTATGCAGCCGATACCGTAACACCGTTATATGGTGGCATATAACAGTTATTTGACTTTTCAATGCAGACTGCATACAGGATTTCACCCTTGTCAGGGTCAACGGCATATAAGCCAAGTGTACGCATATAGTAACCTTCTTTCAGGTCTACATTGGAATATGCTGCATCAATTTTGATTGCAACCTCATTTGTGCGGGTAACCTTGGAAACAAGGGTTGTCTGCTTGATGTTGCTAAGTGCGGTCAATGCCTGTAACTGACTTTCAGTGTACTGGGTACTGGAAGAACATACTTTTGTAAAATCAATGTTTCCTGACCCGGCAATCATCTTTGCCATAAGTGCCTGACCATTGTTTGTGATGTAAAGTTTTGAATACTCTGCCATCTTATCATTCCTTTCTATGTTGTTTTTATCTCAATGAAGTCTACCTGAACAACGCCGGATGCTGCCTTTGCATCCATATCTGCCCGGATTGTTTCATTAAAATCTGTTGAAATGGTTACCATTGCGGTATCTGTTGCCTTACCACCAAAGTTCACTGTACCCTGAACACTCACTGTTTCCTGACTGTCATTTGTGATGTTCAGCATTTCAGTCTGAACGATTCCACCACCAAAGACTGATGAACCGTTCACATCAAACACTTCCCGGAAATCGTTTGTGATGATAAATTCATTGATGAAGCAGATGCCACCACCAAAAAGAACAGCACCTTTGATGTTGCAAGGGATGCTGTTCTTAGATACAACCACAAGATTTTCAGGAATCATTGTGTTTATGATGTTTTCCAGTTCTTCCACCTGACCATATAATTCAAGGTCAGTGTCAATATACAGTGTGTACCCAGTCTTGAAATCACCAGTCACTTCAAAATCACTGTCACCACAAAGGACAAGCAACTTTTGAAGCAACACTTTCCAAGTGTACGGGATTGTGTTGAACCACTTGCTTTGAACCCTTGAACGCCTTGATTCAAGGGTATCATCAGCAGTTGGGTATATTTTCAGCATCTTTTCAAATCGGCTGATTCCATATTCATCAGCGGTTGAAATGAAGCGGTTACGCAAACACCTGTCAGTTGCCGACCACATCAGACTAAATTCAGGGTTTTCCGCTTCAAGTGCTGCAACGGGTTCTTTGTAACTCTGCATGAATGGCGGTAAGTATGAAACAAGGTCAACTTCTCTTATCATGCAGAAACACCCCCTAACTTTGGTATGCAAAATTCTGTCAAGGTCATATTGCTTGCCGTGCCGTTCAGCTTTGTCCCGGTCACATCCACCACGCCATCAACGCCAAGGATGCGGTTTTCAATCTGCGATACCCTGACAATGGTTTGTGATGTTTCTGACCAGTTCTTTCTTAATTCCAAGAAGTACACATCAACTGCTTCTGCAATGGCTGCCTTGGTATTTGACCAGTTGTGACCTTCTTCAAAGGTTACCGTGGTCTTGACCTCAATACTGACAGGTGATGCACTTGCTACACTGACCACATGACCGATTGGTGCAAGTCCGTAACCTTCCCCGGCAGTTTCTTCCGGGTCAAGTGTCTGCTGAACATATTGAACAAGTGTTGAACTTGCTTCACCATAATCATCAGAATCAGTAATGACCACATGAACAGTACCACCAACCGTCAGTTTCTTGTCCTTGGCTGCATTATATACGACATCAAGCCACGGTTTGACTGCTGCCGGAACTGTTGAAATGATTGATTCATACCAGTTCTTGACCACTGTACTGACGATCATGTCAGCGGGTCTAATGTCACCATTCCAAACACGCTTGACCTTACATGACCCAACACCTTCAATACTTTTGACCTTTGCCATATAATCAGCGTGGTTGCCACCAAAGGACTGTTCATTGAAGCTGTCAAAGTAACGCTGTCTGAAAACTTCTGTATCTTCTTCATCTTCACCGGGAATAAGTACGCTTGTCAGGCTTGCCGTCTGCAATCCGTCAATATATTCCATTGGTATCATATCCCCAAGGTACTGATTGCCAACAACACCTTCTGTTTCACACTGAACCTTGTATGTTCCCGGTGTGATCTGTTCAGTCACAACATAGTTGATTTCACCAATGTTGAAACGCTTTCCAGTAACATCAATGTTTGTTGGTGTGAACTCACCCTGTAAGATTGCCTTGGTTGCGGGTTCAGGTGAAAGTCCCCTGTCCTTTGCAAGCAAGATCAGAAATTCCCTTGCAGCAGTATCACCGTATGAATTTTTTATCAGATATTCCAACTCAATGTATAAAATCTGAAATTCAATGGCTGTTGAACTATGCAGATCGTAAACAGGGGATGACGGTCTTTTGTCAATTTTGTCAGATACCCGGTTCATCATCCTTTCAAGGATAATGTCATAAGTCTGATCTTCATACATTCTAAATCTTCACCCCCTTCTCTGCTTTAATATCACCGTAAATTGTTTTTACGGTAAAATAGGCATGAACCACACCTTTGACCGTCAGGTCAAATTCAAAGTCGGTCACGCCCGTGATTCTTTCATCAACGGCTAACGCTTCACTGATTCTGCGTTCTAATTCAGGGCAAACCCATGTGACAGGTTCACCGTACAGGTCAAGTGTTTCAATGCCGTAATACCACGGATATATGATGTACTGATACCTTTCTGTTTGCAGTGTTCTGAAAATCATCTGCTTCATGGCATCCTGTTCATCCACAAGACCCCTGACTGAATCACCGTCTAAATCCATTTTATAAGTTAGGCTTGGCTGTGTTTCTATTTCAAAATCTTGGTCAAGAAAACCAACTGTTGAAGGAATCATTTGCCTATCCTATCCACAACAATGAAGCGTTGACCTTCTTGCTGTCTTATCAGGATAACTTCATCACCAACCGCCAAGCCATTGTGAATGATGATCTTCTTTTTTCCTGTAATTTTGTGAGTATGTGCAAGGTTCTTTGACCCTGTGTTCAAGTCAATGTTGCCACCGCTGCCATTGTCACCTTTTACAGTGTGGTTGTGGGTGGAAAGACTGCTTTCAGAAGTCCAGTCAACTGTTACCATTGTGCTAAAATCCGTCACATTTCTTGAAAGAATCAACTGTTTTTCACCAAGTATCATCTTCTGTTCAACATTGATTTTCAAAGGTGAAGCACTCACAACTTCACCAAAATATACGTTCACGGGTTTCCCCGCTTCAACCGCTTCAACGGCTGCCCTTTTCAGGGTATCAACAAGTTCATTTGCATCAGGCAACAAATTCACCCCCTCTAAGTGTCAAATCCATCCAATGCTCACCTTCCTTGTAGGTATGCTTGCATTTTTCAACAAGCATCCAGTTTTTCAGTTTTACATCACCAAGGTCAAGGTTGATGACAACCATTGAACCCGCCCGCACTCTGTTGTCACCTAAAGCGTTGGTAATTTTCAGGTTACGGGTCTTTTTGTTATATAGTTTCAAAAGGGCATCTGCTTTTGCCTGACCGTTTTCACCTTTCTGCAAGGTGTCAAAATACTGTAAGATACCCCACTTGTTAATGTTGGAAGAATCCTGTGTGATGTAAACATCACGCTTTCCTGTGTCCTTGTTATCATAGGTCAGTTTGATTTTGTTATATGTGTTTTCATCAATAGATGAAGTATAGTCAAAGTTCTGCCCGGTTTCTTCATCAATCATCAGGTACGCCCCCGGAACACCCACATACATAGATGACAGGCTTTTCAGGGTAAGTTTCCCAAAGTCATCATATAACACATACATTTCCCCGGTATTGGTCAGTGTCAGGTCAAGGGCATTTGCTATCATTTCAAACAGTGAAGTATTTTCTTCAACCCTTGATTCAATGACATACCCGGTATCATCCAGTGTGCCAAGGTTCAGGGCATAATCATCTGCAATCATTTTCACAAATTGGTTTGCCGTCTTTCCTTCATAGACCTTGGTATCTTTATTTTTTAAGTACCTCAACTGATCGTAGGCGGTGACAGTAATGATCTTGTCCTTGGTTCTCTGCTGCTTGAACACAAAACCAAAGAATACATTGTTACCGTCCACCTTCATCCTGACTGGACTACCTTCTGAAAAATCAAGAATGTTGTCATACAGGACTTTGAAAACCAGTTTGCCGGGGGTGTTTTTTCTTTCTGTTGACCATTCAATACCTTCCTGAACAACAGGCTGATATACTTTTGTTCCTGATTCATTCCCAACCAGTAGTTCAACGTACATTGAACAACACCCCTTTCTTATGCTGCCGGAATGGTCAAAACCTGTCCCGGATAAATTAAGTTAGGGTTGCCACCAATGACACCCCTGTTTGCGTTGTAGATCACGGTGTATTTTGCACCGCTGCCGTAAAACCGTTTTGCAATGTTCCACAAACAATCACCACGCACAACCGTATAGGTCTGTGCTGCTGCCGGGGCGGGTGAATTGTTGGTTTCCCGCTTAGGCTCTGCACTTGCCTTTGGCTTGGATGCAGCAATTTTAATGTTGACTGTCTTTGTCCCATAGTCACGGTATTGTTTCAGATTGAACTTGACTTTGAAGTCAAACCCGTTCTTGGCATCCTCTGAAATTTTGTAATCTTCCAAAGATACCTTCATGTTTGTGTTCAGCAGTTTTTTCCCCACCGGGGTCTTTCTGCACACAATGAACTGGAATGTCTTTTTGCCCGTTTTCAACCCTTCAAAATAATCAAAGAAATAACCCGCTTCTTTGAAACCATTCTTATACACCGCATAAGGATGTTTTACTTGCGGGATTTCTGCTTCAAATTCAATGTCGGTCAACCCGGCTTTTTTTAGGATGTTGATTTCACCTTCATTTATCAGGTTGACCGTTTTGTTATTACCATTGATTTTGATGCTGATTTTTTCAGGGGTGACAGGAAAAAGGCATTTGTCAAAATACATATCATATCCGCTTTTTGCCATTTATTCATGCACCCCTTCCGTCATATTGTCTACCGCTTCATTCACGCTGTCTGTCAGTTTGGTCATAAAACCGTCAATGTCATCACCGCTGTTCACGGTGTTCTGCATACCTGACATATCAACATTGATTTCTGCGGTTGTGAATCTGTTAATGGCTTCTTGTTCCGCAATGTCACGCAAATATTTCAAATCTTCTTCTGTAACATCCAAAGAATCCTTGATTTTACCTGTGTTATCGTCAATACTTCCAACACCGTCACCAATGCCGGAATTTGCGATTGCATCATTGAAACCTGATGTGTAGTCACCAACATTAGGAATATCAGTCTGACCGAATACATCCGATAAACTGAAATTTGAAACCTTGTCAGCAACACCGTCACCCCATGCTGCACCCGCATTGAACGCATCTGATGCCCAACCGTCCTGAAATGCATCAAAGGTTGTAAAACCTTCATTGAACGCATCACTGATTGACTGGTAATCTTCTTTGTTTCCGGCTGCTTCACTTGCTTTGGCTGCATAGTCATCCGCTGCGGATGAAATACCTGAATAGTCAAATTCAACAAACGGTAACTTATTCAGTGCTGAACAAATACCTTCAATTACTGAAAGTGCCGTGCTTAACAGGTTGTAAAACCATGACTGAACAGAACAGATTGCATTGTGAAATGCCGTCATCATATTGGATGCAAGTGCTGCAATGGCGTTTCCAATACCCAAGGCAATGTTTGCCACGGTTAGACCCAAGTTCTTGAAGAACTGAATCACCACGTTCACACCACCAGTAATCACACCGAACCCTGAATTTGCAATACCTGTCATTTTTGCAATCGCATTACATACGGCAAAAATAACCACGATCAACGCAAGAATCAGCATGATAATCCAAGTTAAAGGACAAGCCATCAGTGCAGCGTTAAGACCTTGCTGTGCTGCGGTTTCTGCAAATGTTGCACCTGTTGCCATCATTTGAGCAGCAGCCTTGACACCTTCTGCCATTGCCATGACACCGTTAATTGCTGCCACGATTGCAGAAATAGCAATGTATGCTGTGAGTGCTGCCACAATTCCATATACGATAGGTGCAATGATTGACCAGTTATCACCTATGAAAGTACCGATTGACACCGCCAAATCAAACACATTCAAAAGGATATTCGCAAGGGTTGCCATTGCTTCAATAGCACCCTGAATGAAAGTCTGAAATGCTTCACTATTGGCTAAATCGTTCAATCTTTGAAGAACAGGCTGAAATGCAATCAGTGCGGTGTTCTGCATTGACTGCCACATCTGCCCCCAAGTCATAGGCATTTCATTGAATTTGCTGTTAATGTCATCAGCAGCAGAAAAGATTGCTGCCTTGACTACATCAGCGGAAAGTTCCCCATCCGCTGCCATTTCCCTGATCTTACCGATTGGAACATCAAGATAGTCCGCAATGTTCTGAATCAGGTTAGGTGCTTGTTCAAAGATACTGTTCAATTCATCACCACGAAGGACACCTGAACCAAGTGCCTGTGATAACTGCAATTCTGCATTTGCTGCTTCTTGGGTGCTTGCCCCGGCAATCGTCATCTGTTTTTGAATCAGATCAGCAAAAGCAACAACTTCTTCTGAACTGCTGAACGCATCCTTTGCATTGTTACCAAAACGGGCAACAACATCAGCCATCTGACTGAATGAACCCCTTGCATCCTGTGCTGCTGCATATACCATGTTGACAAGTTCAGCGGTTGTCTGAACCCCGTCATTCATCATGTTCAAGCGGGATGTTGTCTGAACAAGTTCATCTGAAATGTTCAGTGCTTTCCCAACTGACTGAATACTGACATAGGCTGCAACTGCCCGTTTGATGGTGTTGGTCAGTTCATTTGCCTGTTGTGTTCCGGCTGAAATTTCCTGATTGAAACGCCCCTGTTCATCCACATTGTCACGGATGTACCTTTCTGTGTTGCCAACAGTCTGTGACAAATGCAAATAGGCATCATTGGCAGCAGAAACATCCATGTTCTGCATTGCCTGATTCAGTGAATTTTGTTCCTGAATAGCCTGATTCAACTGCATACGCAACTGTTCCAGTTCTGCATTTGCATTGTCTGCCCCAACATTTACCGGGTTGTTCTCAATCTGCTGAATCCGCTGTTGAATTGCAGATAACCGCTGTTGCATGGTGTTCATATCCTGAACTGCTGCATCCGGCAGTATATCCATTCCCTGTGCGGTCTGTGAAATCCTTGCCTGTGTGGTATTCAGTGTGTTCAACATATCGTTTGCACTCTGAACTTCTTGCTGAAATCGTTCAACACCTGTTCCTGTGAACACATCCATCCCATCAGTATTCCATGTGACCGGGATTTCTACGGGTTCAGGGTCAGGCGGTGCGTTTGGCTGAATTTCAGGTCTGATTGGTTCAGGATTTTCAACCAAAGGGTCAGGAAGTACCGGGTCAACAGGTACAGAAATCGGTTCTTGATTTCCACCATCTACAACAGGCGGTGCAATATCAGGTGCGGTCTGTCGGCTTGCTGCCTGATTCATTGCTTCAATGGCAGCAGTTGCCTGATTGATTTCATCCCTTGCCCCTTCAATGCTGCTTGTATCAATATCAGCGTTCATTGACTGCTGCATATCATACATTGCAGACACGGCAAGGTTCACTGAACTGATGATGTTGTTCAACACTCCGCTGAATTGGTCATTAAGTTCAATACCTGTCTGAATGGATGACACCTGTTTCACCGTCCTTTCTTAGTGTTTTTTCTTTGCCCTTGCTTCTGCCTTTTTCTTTTCCTTCTTGTCATGCTCTGCTTTCAACTTGATTGAAGCAATTACAAAGGCTTTTTCCTGTTCATCCATAGCCAAGAACACTGATGGAAGAATGTGAAGTTTTAGAAGGGCATAGTAAGCATAATTTGCTTCACCATCCCCTTCTTCAATTAGTTTTTTGCTTCATCCACCTTTTCATCAAGGGTCTTGGTGAATCCCTGAAACTTCTGCATCCATAACTGGAAGTCCTGCATTTCTCCGGCATCATCCACCATTGCATACACCAAATCATTAGGTGTCATAACGCCGTAACTGTCCTGTAACTCTTTATCATAAAGGTCAGGAAAAACAGTTGCCTTTACAATCATATCCATAAGATACTTTGAAGTGTTCAGTTTAGGTCTGAACAGGTTAGGTTTACCAGTAACCTGTACCTCAATGGTGTTTGCATCACGTAACGCTTCATTTTCCTTTGATGTAATGTGTCTGAACTCCCATCTGATAGGTGTTCCGTCCCCACCAATAAGTGAAGCAGTAGGTGCAAACTTTTCATTCTCCTTGACCTTTTTATTCTCTTTCATAAATGCACTAAATTTTGACATTTTGTTGTTCTCCTTCCTGTTATCAATGAATAGAAAAAACCCCCTTATATGGCTTTATATAAAAGCCACACAAGGGGTTCTGTTACTTAGTTAGTAATAAAACCCGTAAGGTTTGCAAAAGATTCAGGCATTGAGAAGTCCTCAAATGTTCCTTCAATCTCTTCATCAAGGTATTCTCCGTCAGCATCAAATTTTGCTAACACACCGCCGTCAGTGTTGCAGTCATAGAAAATGATCGTCTGTCTGCCCGCATCACTGGTTGGGTCATCATTGGTGATCTGCATTTCAAAATACACATCCTCACCAGTGTTCTTATAGTCAAGTAATGCCTGACGAAGAACTGACTGGTTATAGTGTGCCGTGCCGGAAAAAGTACCTTCCATACCACATGACTTATGACCCGCCATGATTGCACCAAGGCGGGGAACAGTAGTCTTGGTTTTCTCAACCTTTGCTTCCATATCAATCATCTGCATGAAGTTGTATCTTCTACTTCCGATTGTGATAAAACATTCAGCAAGTTTTGCTGCAATAGTGTCCCTTGCTTTCATTGTTACATTCGGCATTTTATTTCACCCCTTTCTTACGCAACCGTAACCGTTTCATAGAGTTTACCCATAGCGTTCACAACGGTGATTGCTGATGTAATCACAACCGCCTTTTTGGAATCGCCCTGTGCAACCGTAACATCAGAATCAGTGAACCCTTCAATAGCACCAAGTTCCTGTAACTGTGTACGGATTTTCACCAAGTCAGACCAAAGGGAAGTTCTGCCTGATGCGTTGTTTGGAACAACACCAAGATACTTAGTGTTAAAAAGGACTGCATCATCATTACCTAACTGGTCAATAACTCTGATCGTCTGATTGTCCTTGAATACATCCCCGCAAGTGTCCGAAGTGGTCACCATAGAGTTAATATCTTCAAGCACACGGACAACGCCGTTGACCTTATGGAAAGTGAACTCACCAGCCTTGATTGCTGCTTTCAACTCATTCTGTGTGTAATTGGTATCAACGGTGAAACCGCCGTCATATTTCTTGTTCTGACAAGACTTATTGACCGCACAACCGCTTTCTGCACCAGTTACCCAGTACACAAGTGCTGCTTCTGACCATCCTGTATCTGTTACCTTGTTCTTCACACTGATAACACCCATATAATCAGCAGACAGGTTATAAATAACCAACTGGAACTTGATACCCAGTTCATCACGCAAACGCTTGTTGAAAGCCACATATAACTTCTTGGTAACATCATCAGTAACCACAACGCCCATAGTGTTGTAGGTATATGATTCGATTTTATCCAAGTAAGCCTGATGTGCCGTGCCGTCAACCGTGCCGTTTGTGCCACCAGTTAAAGGTGTTCCGGCTGTAACAGCAAGATCAGCAGCCTTGAATGTTACATAATCGTTTGCCACAAGATCAGCAGCCTTGGCAACTGTCTGTGTATCAACCTTAACCGTACCAAAGTAGGTTGTAACATCATACTTGCTTGCATCATCTGCATTTTTCTGAATCACGATCTTCAAATCGTTACCACGCACACCACAATATTTTGCAGTTGCGTATGTGTTCGCTGCCTTATCTCCACCACCGTTCAAACGATATGCGTATAAGGTCTTTGCACCCATAAACAGATCATTAAGACCAAGCATCTTAGGACTGTCAAAGGCATAACCAAAAAGTTTCAGGCTGTTCTTCTGAAAATCTTCATTGGTTACTTCAAAAACTTCCCCTTCAACACCCCAGTCAAGTTCAAGGGGCATTGTTGCAATACCTCTATCAGACAGTGCAGCAGATGCGGATGCAGCCGATACAAAGTTGATATAAGCACCGGGAAGTTCTTTGTTCTGTGAGGTAAATGTACCACCACCTAAAGCCATACTATTTCACCTGTCCTTTCATGTATTTTTCAACTAAATTGTCAACAGTTTTCATGGTGTAACTTTTATCTTCATCAAGAAGGGCATCCACCAAGTCCCTTCTGTTTGCAAAACGGGCAGATGCAAGAATCTGTTCCTTGCTGAACATTGGTTCAGTCTGTTCAGACCTTGTAGCAGTTCCCGTTGTTGTCTTTTTTGCTGCCATAATCAACCACCTTCCTTCACATCCGTGCTTGCCGTCATAGTTTCCATTGGTGTCTGATCTTCCGTCTTGACCGTGAAAAAGTCATAATTGACAAAAAAATTCAGAACACCGTCAACCACCTGATGATTCATTTTTGAACCCCTGATTGGCTTGGTATCACCGTCTGTTGTGACATACTCCAAACAGTCATACATTCTTTCAGCCACATCAGCACATTCCCGCTGCTTCTTTGCAGACTGTGGGAAATACTGGATGCAGAACTGATTGGTACGTTCATACCGTTTGCCAAGGAAAAGGTTGTTGTTTGGGTTCAAGCAAGCAATAAAAAAGCAAGGCTCTTTCAAACCTTGCTTAATTTCTTCATTGTGGATTTCATAATCATCCCCAAATTCTTTGTTCAGGGAACAACTGATTGCTTCAACTATTGAATTTATCATTTACCAAGTCCCCCTAAATATTTCTTGATTTTGTTTTCAAGCACCTTTGGGGCAATTTTCTGTAATTCCTGTTCAGATATGGTCATCATAAACTGACCCTTGACCCATCCTGAATGATCGGCTGTCCTGTGTCCGTACTCAACATAGGATGCGTATTCAACCGGGTTCACAATTTCAATGACATAGGTGTCACCAAAATGGTTCACCGTCAGGCTATCTGCATACCCTTGTGCTGATGCACGTTTTTCACCAGTCCAACCACGCCTTAATGTACCGCCCTTTTTTCCTGAACTTGCCGGGTACTGTCCGACAGGTGTTCTTTTGACCACCATGCGAAGCAAACGGGCAGCAAGTTCTTTTGCACACGATTCCACAAAGTCATCAGGATTTTGCAACTTTCCCAACTGCTGCTGAAAGTCTTTCAGACCTTTGCAGTCAAATCTTCCCATTTTACCCATTTACGCATATTCCTTGAACAGTTCAAGTGTAATTTCCTGATGCGTTGGGTATGTGGAAGGGACACCGCTGCGGGTGTAGTCCGTGGTCACATTGTCCTGTGTTACTGTCAGTTTTGACCCCGCTTTGATGGTTACATCCGGGGAAACAAACAACTTTGTGCTTTGCGTGATCGTTGCTGCTGATTCTGACTGAATTGCTGTTTGCAGTTTTTCAAAAGATAATCTGCACGGTTGGTCTTGTAAGACTACAACCTCTGATTCTTCCATAAGTTTTGACTTCTCATTTTTTACCTTTTGCAGTTCTGTCACCGTCAAAGTACCAAAATAGGTTGCTTCAATGGCTTTCCTTGCAGCTTTTTGTGCTGCCTGAATCTGCTTTACCATCTGATACGCCTGAATGAATTAAATTCAGCCTTTCCATAGGATAAAAGGTAATTGATGAAAGAAGTCAGTCTTTGTTCAGGGGTCATTGAACCGTCACCAGTCGCAAAGACCGTGTTGGTGTCCCCTGTCTGAATCTGCTTGACAGCATAGTCCAAATCTAACCCGGTAAGGTCATCAGGTGCAAAAGTTTTCTTGGAAAGAAGAAATTCACCCACCGCCATATCAACAGCAATGTGTTCCAGTCCTTCCGGCACATCAGACCAGTTGATTTCATTCTTGATTGTGTTGCGTACTTTCTCAACACAAAAGGTCAAGGCAAATTCTTCATCCACCTTGACCTCATAACCAAGTGATTTCAACCGTTCTTTTACTGTATCAGTATTAAACATTGCAACCACCCTTTCCGATCAGAAATTAACCACGGGAAATAATACGGGCAATAGGTACTGCCTTGTGTTCAATGGTCTTGGTATCAGATGCAACCAGTGACCAGTTCTTGCCGTTCTCTAACTCTGCGTTAGTCGGTGAATTGGTTGCCTGACTTGCCTTAGTGTAAGAAACACCCGCAACAGAAACAGCGTGACGTTTACGGGAAATAAGTGTGTCCTCACCGCCCCTTGTCTTAGCATCACGCACCATTTCATAAGGCACTTTTGCACCCACATCTTCAAATCCAATAGCACCTTCACCAAGGATATAAGTTGTGTACTCTGTGTATGCATCCTGTGCCTTAATACCTTTTCCTGTGTCCTCTGCAACAGCTTCAACAACCTTAGTAGGTAAAGAATCATCAATGATGACCAGTCTGCCGTTCCAAGTACCCATTTCAAGGTCACGTTCAATGCCCTGTGCATCCGTGTACTTTAAGTATGCAAGCAGTTTCAGGTTTTCAAGGTTAGTTGCAACTGCACTGTGACAGTAAACTAACTTGAACTTCTGCTTGTTATCACCGCAAGCCTTCTGAATGGCACTGTTCAGTGTGGTTGCATCCATCTTCATAGTGTCATCAGTGTGTTCAGCACCCGCCTGTGCAATATCATAAGTGTGTGCTTCAACAAATGCTGCATTAGCAGTTTTGATTGCACCTGAACCAGTTGCAGACATTGAAAAGATACCCTTTAAGATTGCAAGGATAACATCCTGATCTACACTGTTCCAGTAGTCATTGATCTGACTTCTTACGTTTGCCATGAAGTCAGTACCACCAGTTACATCATAACTGAAATCTGCTTCTGTCCAACCGTTCATTCTTCCGTAAGTGAAAACACCCTGTTCATAGGTGTCAGTCTTGCCCGGTGTAACATTGTCAACACCGTCATAGTTCTGTGGTGTGCCGGAAAGCAGACCAAAGAACGGAAGCACTGCATATACAGTACCAGTCTGTGAGTTGTTCACAAATGTGTCACGAAGTCGTGCATCACCGACAACTGCACGGGATTCACGCAACTTGTTCAGTTTCACGTTCGGAATTGCACTCATGTACTTACCGAACGCCTTTTCGTTAAAACTTTTAGCATCAAATTTTGCCATGTTTCAATTACCTTCCTTTCATCAAATTAAATCTGTGCATCCGGGTTTGCTTCCATGTAAGCGGTGAGTTCGTCATAACTCATTTTTGAGAAATCGACCTTTTCACCCTCACCCGGTTTCTGTTCCCCTGATGCTCCCGGCTGAAAACCTTTGAAGTTCTGCTGTTTGGTCTGCTTCTGTGCTTCAAACAGGAACTTGGTGTCATCACCACTTCTTAACTTCTCGATCTGTTCATCCAGTCCCTTGACATTTCCGTCCTTGTCAAGTTTGGCTTCTCCAAGTTCAAGTAAGGCTTTGACCGCTTTGATGTTCTTTGCCTTTGCACCTGTCAGTGCTTTTTCAACCGCAAAATCAATTTTCAACTGGTTCAGTTCAGATTCATGGGTTGCCTTGGTAGTGGCATTTTCAGTCTGTAAGTCCTCAATCTTCTTTTTCAGATCAGCGTTGTCCCCGGCAGATGCTTTCAGGGTTTCTAACTGACTGTCACGGTCACCGACCTGTGTTTTCAGTCCTTCAACCTCTGTCTGCAAGTTCTTGATTTCTGTTGCAGCAGTACCCTTTGCGTTCTCAATGTCATCACCATTGATTTTCATTACTGAATCAGCCTGTTCCTTGGTAAGTCCTAAATCCTCTAACTGTTTTCTTGTCATTTCTATACCATCCTTTCAAATACGTTTTTATACGGGGTTACTCCCACATGATTGATTGGTTTTGTTCGGTTTACGCTTGACAACCCGCAAGAAAAAAGACACCCGCTGCCGGATGCCTTTTCTATGTGCTACTTGACCCAGTAGCCGGGAGATAATCAGGATCACCATGCCTTTCTCATTGTGTACGTTTTCATGTGCCTTTTATCCCCCTTTCTGACCTCATATAACCGCCATATAGCAATTATTACAGGTCTATTGATAACTTGTTAAGGTATGAAAAAAGCACGGCTATTTGACCGTGCTTTATAACAAACCATCTTCTTTCAGTTCTTCTTCAAAATCCTGTTTTAAAGAATTTATCAAAAATTCATTCAGATGCTTTTCATCATATTTCTGTTCATGGAAGAAAGCAATCAAACCTTCTTTTTCCAGTTCATATGATTGTCTATGCAATTCGTTTTCTGTTTTTTTATCCCTTGGTTTTGGATAAATCATAAAATCACCTTCCTAACGCATCATCAATGATTGTACCAAAAATTTGTGCAGCTTTTCTTGGTTTATCACTCATGACATATTCAGCAAAACATTCCGCAAAAAATTCTTTTTCATTATCTGCTGCATATTCACTAACTTGCCTTGTAATAAACTCTTTTCTTTGTTCATTTATTTTATCAACAATTTGTGGATGTGTAAACCCTTGTGCTTTTAGGCTTTCCTTTAATTTTTTTAAATATTCAGAGTTCCAACCGAGTTGTTCTAACACTTGCTTTTGCACATCAACCGAACTTCTAATAATTCCATACGGATTTATGACCCCACCAAGTAGACCTTTTTTTGTCATATACCCATCTAAAGCATGACCAAGTTCATGAACAATAATACTGTTATGATCTGTACCTATTGGGTGAAATCCGGCAGCAACATCATTTGCATAAGTTTTAACCAATCTGTCATATTTTGCAAATAAACCGTGTGCTTTTACTTCACCAGTCATTGCTATACACCCAGCATAAGCATCACCTTTCACACCATCATACTTAAATGCAACAAGCTGACCCTTTAATTCAGGATATTTGTTCAATACCGTTTTGTATGAACCATATACCATATCAGCGGTGTCATATTCCAAACCTGTCATTTCAACATTGTCAATAGATATTCCTGATTTAACAGCAAGATTCTTTTCTACTTGTCTAACTGCCTTTGCTTCTTTTCCTGACAACGTTGCTTTCAAGTCTTTAACAATCTGTTTCAGACTTTCAGTTTCATCAAATTTTTTATTAAATACTGCTTCATACTCCGCTGCTTGCGGGGTATCCATAACATCCATATATGCATCAAGTGCGTTGTCTGTTTCTTTTTCAAGTTCAGCCAACCTTTGAACCTGTGTATCATATTCTTTTCTTGATGCAGTATATTCCGCAATGGCACTATCATCAGCATTGACCGCTTTCAGGTCTGACTTATCACTGCCATTGACAAATGACTTTTCCCATTCCTTATAGGTCATATTGCCCGGTACAAAGTAGGTCTTACCTGTTTCTTCATCCCGTGCAGCACGTTCACCGACAGCATCAAATTCATCATCAAAATATGGTACTGTGGTTGAACGGCAATGAACATGAAACGGTGGTGCAGTCACACCAACCTTCCATTCAGACATAGGGAAATGCTTGCCATCCATACCACGGCATATATCCGAAGTGTGGGAATCCAGTGTTGCCACAATCTCAAATTGTTCAACATCCAGTTCAGTAAAGCAGTCCTTTTGTGCTGCGGAACTGAAAAAGGCTTCTTCTGTCATTACCAACCGCCCGGCGTTGGTCTTGGAAGTGTTCATCTTCCGGGCAATTTCATCAATGGCTTTCTGTGGGTCTTTTCCCAAGATGATGTTCTGTGTCAGGGTGTTGTTCAGTTCATTGACCAACTTCTGACGGTTGCCCCATATCCTTTCACTGAAATTCTTGCCGTCAACCGCCCAAGGCTTATTGATGACCTTGCTGATCTGCTTATCATCCAGTGCGGAAAAGTCCCAACCAACACCCACACCCTTCTGAATCTCATAGGCTGTGTGATAATAGCCGGACTTGTAAACATTCCGCATTGTGCTGTCAATACTGTCAAGTTGGTTTCCAAACATGACTTCAATGCTCTGTTGGGTCTGCAACTTCAAGGCTTCAAGTCTGCTGATATGGAATCTTGCAGATGCGTTTTCAAGCTGCTTGACCCAAGTACCGTTGATTGCATTTTCCTGACCGTACTGAATGTACTGGTTTACATCCCATTTCAGTTCAGCAAGTTCCTTTGCGTTCAACATCCGCTTTGCTTCTGCAAGGGTTACCCCGTTGTTAGATGCAAAACGCTGATACCATGCAGCAATCTGACCTTCAAGGGTTTTCTGTGCTTGTCGGTACTGTTTTTCAATATCCGCATAACACTGAACCCCCTGTTGGTGTGCTGCCTGTTCAAGCAGTTCAAAACGCTTCTGCCAGTATTCACCGTTATTCATCTACTTCACCGCCCTGACTTCCCTGTGACGGGTCACCTTTATTGTCAGGGTCATCATCTGCACCGTCACCGTTTTGGTTCTGTGTACTAAACGGGTCATACTGTGCAAGCATTTCTTTCTGTGCTTCTTCCTTCTGCTTTTTCAGGCGTTCCATTTCAAGTTGCGGGTCATCCACCCAAGGATGCATACTAATGATTGTTTCATCAGAAATGATTCCCTGTGACTTCTGACAGTTATCAATAATATCTGATTCATTCATCAGCATATCACGGTTGAATACCACATCAACCCCATCTTCTTCACCTTCAAAGTCACCCTGTCCCGTATTGGCAAGGTGGCAGTTGACAAACCAAAGTACATCATCCATTGTTGCCTGTGCTTCTGATTCCGTATCATTGGCATCTGTATCAATGTCAGAATACATTGACTGAATGTTCATCTGATTAGGGTTGCCGGAAAGTCTGTCATCCTTGGCATCATAACCCATTGCGTTCTCAATCAAGGCTTTCTTGAAGATTTCCACAATGGTCTTATAATTCTCTGCATTGACTGTGATTTCAAGGGTTTCAACCCCGCCCTTGGTGTCCCCGTCATATCTGACCTTTACTGCACCGTATGTTGCAAGGTTCTTCCTGAACTCACCCAAATTAGTACCGTCATAGTTCTTTAATACCAAAATGGTGTTCCGAGCATCTTCTTGCATATTGTTTTCAAAGTCAGACAACATCACATTGATACCATCCTGTAATGACTTGACCTTCTTAATCAGCGGTGTTTCCTGTTCATTGGCTTTCAATGGAATCAGGGGAACACGCTGCCAGTTGAACACTTGAACATTTCCGGCAGCATCCGTCATTGTAACGTGCGGGAAGTCTGCGGTTTCATTGTTCACAATGTCAGGAATCAGTTTCCCACCATCAAGAATGAACAGGTGAACCCCATTCTGATCATACAATTCAACCTTTTCAATGAACTTCCTTTGATTGCCGTCATAGGCAACCGTCACATAATGCCGGATGAAGAAATCAAGTTCAGTATGTTCAGAATCTTTCCAAAATGGCAAAATCTCATAAGCGGGAAAAAGCCTGAAAGCAAATTCACCCCGTTCATTGTAGTATGGGTATAACCAAGCAATACCGCCATTATATGCAGCCTTGCCCGCACTTTTCAGTGTTCGCATGAACTTCTTGTCAAATATCTTTTTCAGCAGTTCGATATATGCGGTGTTTTCACCGTTTAGTGTGAACGGCTTACCGAACAGATAATTGGCTTTCTGATTGACCATCTTTGCATACTGGTTATCAACAATTCTGTTGTTTGGTAGGTTCTCAACAACTTCAAGTTTGCCGTCCTCACCTATCATTGTACGTTTGCGGTGAATCACATCATGGTCACCGTCATAATACAGAAATCCCTTAATCTGCATCATCCTACGGGGTGAACATTTCCAAGCAAGGATTTCTTTTTCAAGAAATTCCAAGTCAGTCATGTGGGATTTTGCCCCTTCCAGTATGAAATTACTTAATTTCAAAGTGATTGCATCCACAAAGGAACTGAACACTGTTCAATCACCCCTTTCATTGCATAATAAAATCAAAACCCCTGAAAACACTGCATTTTCAAGGGTTGTTGTTACTAATTTGTTTCTTTTATTCAAAAAGTAGTTATACAGGCATCATAGGCGGTCACCTGTTGCAACCGCCCCGGAGTAAGCATTTGACAACCGTTTTCTACCGTCCAAAAGAACGGTTGCTGATGCCGTGTATTCTACCTGGTAATTGCTAATCAAAACTGAAAGCATCACCCTTCACAATAGATTCAACTGCATAACGCATTGCATCCATCAGGTGATTGAAGTCATCAATAGGAAGATTCAGTTTCTTGCCTGTCTTGGCATCCTTGTCCCATTGATAGTTGCTGATCTCTGTGATGAAATTCACACATCTTGGATGAATGATAATGTGATAGTCCTGAATGAAGTCAATACCGTTGTTGATGCTGTCCTTGCCCTTCCTTGCTTTCCTGATTCCTTTCAGACCCAGTTCACGCAAGCGGTCAATGCTCTTTGGTTCGGCTGAATCGGCTGTGACTTTCTCTTTCACATATCCCATCCGCTGAACCTGTTCGGCAATGGCTTCATTACTCATACCCAGTTGATACATTTCATCAAATACCCAAATGGTCTTGCTTGACTGGTCAATAAAACCACAAAACAGTGCAGAAGGGTCATTTGTATAACCAAAGTCAAGACCAAATACAGACTTGACACCGTTTATCTTCTTGACTTCATCAATACTGAACGCCTTTTCTTCCCAGTTCTCATAGACAAGACCGTCTACAATACCCCAATCACCAAGACCCGCTACTTTGTAACGCCTTGGGTTCTGCTTCCGCATGGTTTCAAAGACTTTCAAGTCTGCCTTATCAAGCCATTCATTGCACTTGTAATTGGTGGTCATTGCAAGGACTTCATCATCAGGGGTATCAAAAAACCGTTTCTTTATCCAATGGTGTTCATTCCACGGGTTCAGTGTAAGGGTTATTTGTTTGAACAGTCCTGAACCTTCCGGGACAGCACCACGGATTGATTCATCAAGCATATTGAAATCATCTTCTGAACTGATTTCATACGCTTCTTCAATCCACATCCAACACAAACAACCAATATCAACGGTTATTGATGTAACTTTCAGGGGGTCATCCAGTCCCCTGAAATAAATCTTTTGACCTGTTGGTTTATAGGTCATTTCAAGTGGTGATTCTTTGATTTCCCAAAAGGCATCAACACCAAGGCGGTGAATTGCCCACTTCAATTCTGTGAAACAGGAATCTTTCAATGTTCTGAATGTTTTCCTGACCACAAGGGTATTTGCTTGTGGGTACTTCATCATATTGGTGATGTACCAAAGGGCAGTTGTCTTTGATTTCTTGGATGCACGGCTACCCTTACATACCCTATATCTACCTTTCCAACGCCAAAAAGTACCGTAACCCTTACCAACCAGTTCAGGCAACCGCACTTTCTTCTTGCCGGACTTAGTAACCTTGTAATCTTCTGGGTACAGGATAAACTTCTGATACCCAAAAACATACTGTGAAGAAATGCGGTTCTTTACCATAGGCAATCACCGCCTAATCTTCAAGGGCATCTTCACCTGTGATAACAATAGGCTGCGTGATGTTCACATCCAGTTTGTCATTCCACATACCCAAGTGTTTACCAAGTAATTCAAGTGCTTTCAGTTTTGGTGAAATCTTGACTTCCCTTTCAACACTTGACCCGGTTTCTGATTCAGACTGTTTGTACTTCACGGATTCAATGCAAGCAAGGTCATCTTCTGATGCACCGTCTTTTATTCTTCCGTGACTGTCAACAAGGTCTGTCATCTTCACAAAAGCAATGCGGGCAAGTTCTAAAACAACCCTGTCCTGATTGATTCCTGTTCTTTTGCTGCGTTCTGCCATTGCAACACTAATTGCCTGTTGAACCTTGACATTTGCCAACATCCTTGAACCTTGCTGATCTGCTGTTTTTGCCGAATAACCCGCACGAATGGCTGCTTGTGTTGCATTAAGGTCAATCAGGTATTCATCAACAAAACGCTGTTGTTTTTCAGTTAATTTTGCCGTTTTTGCCATTCAACAACACCCCTTTCATGTATTTTTGCAATAAAAAATCCCTGAAACAGAAACATTTCAGGGTGCAAATATCGGCACAAACAAAAAAGGAACTATGAAAAAGCAACCGCTTCTTCACAATTCCTATCTTGTCAAGATACACTGTATCATTAGAATCAAGAATACACAATATACTTGAAACAACAAAATCTATCATAAAACGCCTTTTTTGTCACTTTAAGTAACAGTAAATACACATCAAGTTAAGTAATGCAGATTATCATAGGTTTCTTCAAACCTTGCAAGTGCTGCCCTGTGAAGATTTCTGACATACTGATATGACATACCCATTTCACCTGATGCGACTTTCAGACTTTTGAACTGCACATACACCTTGAACAATACCTGTGAGTACCTTGCATTGTGCAAACCTCTTATCTGCTTGATGATCTGTTCCTTGGCATCTGAAAATTTGTCAATTTCCCTGTTTATCTGTTCATTGAAATCAACATAGTTCGTGACCTGTCTGCATAAACTGTCACCTGTTGGACTTGTCTGCACTCTTTCAGCAGAATAATCAATACCGCCTGTACTGCAAGCACTGGTTTTCATATCATCAAGGCGTTCTAAGTCCTGATTGATATTAGTATCAAGTTCCTGTAACTGTCCTAAATATTCCCTTGCGGATAATGTTTTCATTCTTTCACCTGTCCTTTCCCGGTTACAGTTACGCTTGCGGTTACGGATAAAATCAAACTAAAAACACCCTGAAAGCCTTGATTTTCCTACTGGTTACGGTTAGTTACGGTTACGGTTCACGCCTTATACTCTATATTTTTACTTTTTATGATATATAGAATATACAATATATAAAAATAATAAGAAAATTGCTTTTAACCGTAACTAACCGTAACCGCCAGTATTTATAAGGGGTTCAACCGTAACCGTCAACCGTAACCAACCGTAACTATTGCGTAACTACTGCATAAAATCATACGGTGTATCATTCACCTTTGTATAAATCACATCAGTAACAACCATCTGACCGAACTGCTGACCCTCTGCAAACTTAGGAACAGCAATCACGGCAACACCGACAGTATGCACCCCATACAACAACTGTGATATGTATTGGTGTGCAAGTTCATAAAGTTCTGCACCAATCACCTGACCTTCAAATTCTTTTTCCACCAACGGGAAAATATCATCATTCATTGATACACTGCCCTTTTGTTCCAATAATTCCAAAATCTTATTTTCCATAATCATTCACCTTATCCTTTCATCATTGCCCGGAACTCATACCAAGCATACTTGACATATAACTTACAGTTACACCAGTGCTGCACCCGTCTGATTTTCTTCTGTTTCTTCCGGGTGATCTTCCGTCTGTGTTCTTCTCCCCACTGTCTGCACCATTCATACTGTGCATCATCTTCCAGTTTGCTGTGCATTTTCTTCACCCCTTTCCTGTTTTTCTTTGTACCCCATACACTTCATAAAGCGTTCAGGGCGGTTGCAACTTCCATAATACTGACAGGTAACACATACATTTTCTGTCATTCTGAACACCTTCCTTTCACCAATCAAACGCCCAACAGATAATAAGAAACACCGTAATGACGCTTACAACACAAAGTATGTTTTTCCATTCATACTTGAATACTGTGTATATTAGAAATATGACAAGGGTGGTCATTAGTAGTATTGTGATTATTCTGACGAATTTCTTTATTTTTTCAATCATCTGTAAACCCTTCCCGTCTTGGTATCTTTCACCTGAACACGTTCAGTCAGTTCAAACCCCGCACCTTTGATGATGTACTTCAAAATCTTAATCAGATCATAGGCACGTTTGTCTGCTGCTTCACATTCAATCTGTTCACGTTCTTCCTTTGCCACTCTACCAACGGCAATAGTTGCCGTTGGGTCTGCATAACCTTCTGTATTTCTTCCACCTTTCACTAATTGATACCTTCCTTTCTTATAATCCCACTGTTCAGCATTGCACTGAACATACTTTCAAATATCGGTACGGGTATGGAATTACCCGCCTGATGATATAAGGTTCTGTTCATTTTTCCCGGTTCAACTCTGCAAGTTGCTTCTGCTGCATAAAAATCATCATCCGAATACCCCATCAACCGCCAACATTCCAGTTCTGTCAAATATCTGTATTTTCCACCACCAAGATCAATGACCTGTGCGGGTGTCCTATCCTGTCTTGTTGTAATAGTATTTACATAATCTTTGATTATGGTTGCCCTTCTGATTCCTTTCTTACCGATTACGGAATAAACACTTGGCTGTGTCACTAAGTAGCAATCAGGAACATCACCGTATTCAAGAAAATTTGAAATGTTCTTCATGGGTCTTTTTTCCATCAGTTCAAAATCAAAAGCATTGTCACCAAGAATTGATACTGTGAAACACCGTTCCCGTGCCTGTGGTATTCCATAATCACGGCAGTCTAACACTTTATAATTATTGGAATAACCCAACTTTTCCATATATGACAGGTAACGGTTGAAGTTGTGAACCATGTGCTTTGATAAAACATTCTTTACGTTTTCCCATATTACAACAGTTGGTTTCCATTCACCCATCTGCTCAATAATATGTACCGTTTCCCACATCAGTGATGATCTTGTCCCTGAACCTTCATCAGCACCTTTTCCTTTGTTTATTCTTCCGTCTGCTGCCGTTGCTTTTCCCTGATGCCCCGCAATGCTGAAATCCTGACATGGTGACCCGTGAATTAGAATATCAGGTTGAAGATTCCACCCCACTACTGTCTGCGGTGTATATGCTGATTCTTGTTCAAACATTGCATTGTATGACCTGACAGCCTTTTCATCAATTTCCACATAATCAATGGATTTTACTGAAACACCTATGTTTCTAAGGGCAACCCTTGGTGACCCTATGCCACCAAAAAGTTCCAATATTTGCAGTTTTTCTGACACATTCAATCACCGTCCTTTCTACTTCTGAAAATACGCCTTGTCTGACCGTTCAGTTTTACAACTGAAATTTCCAAGTCAAGGCGTTTGTTGATCTGCTTACTGAATACGATATTTGACATTGGCTGCATACTGTTGTCTGCACAAAATACCTGATACCGCTTGTATACCTCATTGGTTGGTTCATTTTCGATCATGTCAACCCCGGTGTCATTGATAAATGCAAGGATAGGGTTGTTTTCTTCTTCATACTCTGTCAACTGGTTCTGAACCTTGTCTGACTTGGTGAATCCGTCATTGATGATAATTCTTTTCAGACCTTCCACACCAAGCCTGATGAAATATTCAACGCTTTCCTGTTGAATCAGTTTGTACTTTATGAATGGGTCATAATCATGGTCATCCTTGCTGAACGTGGCATTGAATGGAATAATAACCAAACGCCTAAGTACCGCCCCGGTCTTGTCCTTCATACGGGGAATATCATTAGCACTGAATAACAGTTTGATGAACGGGTTGAATTCAAACGGGTCTTGTCCTTTACGCTCTGCCTTGATGCGGTTACCTGTTACTATTTTCTTGACACTGACCTGTGAACCTT